CAGACTTAGATGCGTAAATCGATTTGAAGATTTCATTTTAAACAAGTATAATATTCTCTATATCGAATTGAATGCGGCGCTTAGCACGGCGATATAATTTCGTTCACACATCTGTTAATTCAATCAATCGGCAACCATCCGCTCGTTCATGATCTAGCCTGATGGGTGCAGCCCCCTCTTGTTCTTGAGTTGCTCGAACATATAGCACCGGGCCCTGCGCAATTACTTAGTATGCGCTGCCGCCTTCTGCTCAATGGGCAGCGTTTTGATGATCAGGTGGGTGGCATTTCTCGAAGCCTGGGACACTGGTCGATCTTTTGGGAGGCGACCTCGATAAGGTTTGTCGTTCGATCGTGCCCCTTGTGAAGTGACACCGGCCGCGCGTCGGCTCGACGCTGGAAAATGGAAAAGCCGCCCCGATGGCAGGGCACCGGGGCGGCTTCACATCAGGAGGCAGACACCTTCATGACGAGGATCGCGTTCGGGTCCATCACGCCGCCGCCGACGCGCTTCGTCGTGTAGAAGCCGACGTACGGCTTGACCGTGAATGGATCGCGGAGGATGCGGATACCCGTCCGATCGTTGATGACGTAGCCCAGCCGGAAGTTGCCGAAGGCGATCGGCAGCGTGTTCGCTGCGATACTCGGCATGTTCTCATCGATCGTAACCGGGTAACCCAGCAACGTAGGGGGCTGGCCTTCGATGATGCTGGGACGCCAGAGGTAGTTTCCGCCCGCATCCTTGAACTGCGAGATGGCCGACGCGCTGTTGGAGTTCATGAGCCAGGTCGCGCCCTGCCGGTAAGGGGAGCGCAGAGCATAGACCATCTTGATCAAGGCATCGGGCGTGACGGCACTGGCGTTGCCGCTCGGCGTTGTGGCGATCGGGCCGCCCGGATGCTCGTTTTCGGAGACGCCGCCGGCAACGTAGGTCAGGAACCCGCGCGGTTTGTTCGAGCCGTCGCCGGCAATGAAGGCGATACCTTCCTGACGCTCGAATTCGGAACCAAGTTCGGCCGTGAACCACTCTTCGAGTTTGAAGTCGGCGTCGTCCACCAGCTGCTGCGACACCATCGGGAACGCATAGATTTCGCCATGGGGGAAGGTAATGGGCTTGAGTGCCGCCGTGGCCGTTTCGGGGCGGGGGGCGGTTTCCCCGACCCAGCCCGAGCCCCACGCGCCCGAATTCCAGATCGTTGAGTAGGCGCGGACGGAGGTTTCCACCACGTTCGCGATCTGACGGAACGGGCTGGCCGCGCGCTGCGCCTTCCGCACCTGCCGGTCCCATTCCGAAGGTGCGAGATACCCGCCAGCCTCGTTCACACCGGCCGACATGGCAGCGTTGATACGCTGGCGTTCGCCTTCGCGGTTCGCCACCTGCAACTGCATCTGATCCATGCCGGATCGCGCATAGGCGATGAACGACTGTGTATATGCCGGGTCAGGCGCGGGGCCGAGCGCGCCAGTATCCGGCATGATGCCGCCACCCAAATGGAACGCTGCCGCTCTTTCGGTCATGCCGTCAAGGGAAGCTTGAAAGTTGCCGAACCGCTTATCGACGGTTCCCTTGAACGCCTCGAAGGCTTCCAAAAGCTCGACCGACATTTTCACCGGGTCAGGAGCGGCACGAGGCGGGATGCAAACGGCAGCCGGGCGCGAGTGGAGATGGGCAGAAAGCGCAGCCAAGCCGCGCGTGGAAATTTCCGGGCGCATAAGCCCTCCTTGGATTCGGAAATTGAAGAAGGTCCGCGCGCTTTTGGCGTGCGAGGGGAGACAGACCGGCGATAGCGAGCATCGCGAAACGGCGTCTCAGGGCAGCGCCTGGCGTACCCTCATGCTTTGGAATTCACCGGCAGCGCCCGGCGTACCCATGAATTCCAACTTGCTTGATTATGCCGCTTAGCGGCTCCCGAGGCAAATGGGGTCAGTTGCCCCGCGCCTGGGTCATCTCGGAGGCGACGAACTGCAGGGTTTCAGCGGCGGAGCCGGGCCCGTCTTCCAGCTCGATCAGCGCCGCCCCGCAAGCGACCATCGATCTCGCGATGACGCTCCGGGGGAGCCCCTGCGCCAACCACGCGTTCGTCGTACGCTCGAGGAATGCCAGCGCTGTTTCCTGCGCCCAATCCTGCGATGTGTTTTCGGGTTCACGTTCGGCCATAGCCGGTCCCCTTTCGTTGTTTGAGTAAGCGGAAGGCGCGCAGCAGGTGCGCACCCCAATGAGTGCGTACCGCCCTGTTTCTCAGGGCCTACGGGCTACGCGTGGTCTGGGAGGTACGCAGGGGAAAAGGTGCGTACCGATATGCGCACCAAGGCAAAGCCTTATTGAGCAGAGGTTTCGGGCCGTATCGCAGGTACGCAAATCGAAAGTACGCACCCTGTTTTCGTGCAGGGGGATTAATTCTGCGAATGGGATCCCCTGCGGTTCAGCCCCCCTTCGGGCTGGATACTTTGGATGCCCCCTCCTCCCCTATGGAGCGGATCTCTGACTGCCCGCCGCGCCAGCGCCTTCAATCCTACTATCGCACCAGTCATGCGATGCCAGGGAAGCGGCCGTGCTTGAATTGGGGGCGCAACTGATGGGCCGCGGGCTGGCTACGCGTCACGCTGCCCCGGAATTAAACCGACAAGAGGCATAGCCAGATCGAAACGTTACCGCTTCACAATCCATCTCGAGCAAGGACCTAGTATGAGCATCATAGGTGGAAGGTGTGAAACTGCTTCTTTCAGTCGTTACCGAAACGTTGGAGACGCGATATGGGAAGCTCTTCACCATTTGGGTGTCGTTCGGTGCTTTCGCGTTCATCACGATCAGCATCTCATATCTGTTCGAACTGTGGGCAACACCAGCGCTATTCGACTGTCGCGCATTTTCAAAAAACTATGCGGCGTTTGTGGATTTCACCTTCGCACGTCTCCTTATTGCTAACTGGTGCATCTCTGCGTTTTTCCTTGCTTGGACCAAGGCAGGTAGACGCTTTCTCGCCAAGATTGGCGAATGGGCTGAAGACGCTTTGGCAGCGCTTTTTGGCGCATTCATAGGGGTCTCGCTCCTTTCCGTCATTGTGAACGATGATCGGGCGTTTCTCTTTATGGCACTTTTTTACAGTACAGAAGTATTATTTATCGACCTCACCATCAGGTATCTTATCGCGCCTATGTTCGAAAAACCCTCGCGGCTCGCATTTATATGGATTTTAGCTTCCCCCATATTCTCTCTCATGTGCTTACTCGACCCAGTTTACTATCCATGGAAAAGTCCAACGGCACCTACTCCCATTAGTGAATGCGTGGTGGGGCAGCCGAACGGCGCGTTCTGATTAGACCTCGTTGGATGCAGAGCCCCGTGCCTACATTTCCCAAATGGCCCGGCGCTCTGGCTCGAAGCGGTTGAGTTGGTCGCGCTCGATCGCGCCTTGCTCGCGCGCCAGCTTCTCAGCTTTCGACAGGATGCGGCGCGCCGGCTGCCACGTCTCGTCAGCGTCGAAGAGGTCGCCAATGTCGGGGCGCTCCCCCTCGCCCACGCATCCGGGTATCCAGATGCTGCGGGCCGGGAACACCCCACAGGCGACGAGGCGGCGCGCCTTCTCCTTCGTGATGTTCATTTCGAGGATCTTCGAGCGCGGCATCCGGTAGGCGTAGAAGCGTGATGCACCGGGCGCGTCATTCATGAGCGCTGGTCTCGCTTGCTGCCCGCGCCTTCTTCCTCGCCTCCGTCGCCTCGGCAACGCGAGCGTGCGCGCCCGTGCTTTCGATCGGCGGCAGTCCACGGCGTGAGGCAGCGCCGGCCGTCAGGCGGCGGACACGCTCTCTCACTCGCTCCATTTCCTCGGGCGTCGGCTGCGGCTCGGGCTCGGGCAACTCCACCTCGGGCAGGCCCACGAGCCAGGCGAGCCGATCATGCTCAAGCCGCCATTCGCCCTCGATCGAACGGGTCAGTTTTGACACTTCGGCCGGCGTCGGCGCGAAGGTGCGCGATAGCTCGGGCGGTGCCTCGTCTCGCAACAGCCGGCGCACGGCTTCCCGAACGGCCGGCTCGGATCGGCCGGGAAGCGCGATGAGGAACCCGTCATAGGTCTGTTGCTTGGTCGCGCTCACGTCCCGCGCCTTGAACGAGGTGTGAACCTGCCCCGCCACCCACGCGACAATCTGCCCGCCGTCCTCGGGAACGGGTTGCGCCAGCCGGCCGGCAATGTCGGCCATGGTGTGGGCGATGGTGCGGCGCTCCGCCTGCGTGAGGCCCCGGCCGGCCGGATAGGCGTAAGCGCCTGCATCAAGGCGGATGGTGCGTGCTTCGATTGCGGCGCTCAGCGAATTGCCGGCGGCGGCGCTCGGCTTCCTCTGCGAACATGCTGCCGGCGTCGATGGCGTCGGGATCAGCGGACCCATGGCCGTGGCCTCTCTCGTTGGGGGAATGGTCGATGGTTGGCGGCTGGCGACCGGCCGGAGGGGATCGGCCCCGGCGCTCGATCTCGGAGCGGACCCAGTTGCGCCAGGTCGCAGCCCAATCGAGCTTCACGCCATCCTTGCCGGGCTTGCCGCGCCAGAAGTCTAGAAATCGCGCAGCTTGGCTTCGAGCACGATCCGGCGCGAGGCCCATCTCGACCGCGAGGGCGATATCGGGCTCGAACCCGTCCACCCGCGTTCCGCGCTTCGCCCGCGCTGTACCGTCTCCATCACCGTCAGGTGATGGCGGGGATGGGGGGTGTTTTTCTTTGAAGGGGGGTGAAGGGGGGAAACTTTCTTTTTGCAGGGGGGAAGGGGGGTCACGCGTGACACCATCACTGTCACGCGTGACAGAGCGTGACGCGCGGCTTCTGGCCTGCCGAACCCGGTTTCCCTCGCGCTTCGCGGCCAGCCGGGTTTCGGCCTCTTCCTCGATCACGGAGACCACGCCGGCAAGCTGGTCGGCAGACAGACCCAGGGCGGCCAGCCTGCGCACCATGTCGGCGTTGACACGCATCAGCCCTTCACGTCCTCAAGGATCGTCACTGGCGAGCGAAGGACGTACCGGGCGTGCGTTCCCTTGAATTCGCCCCGGTTCGCTTCCTCGATCGTTTCGACGCGAATGCCCTTCCCCCGAAGCTTGAAGATGTAGTGCGACCAGCGCGGGGCCGGCCGATCGATGGGCGTCAGACCGATCATGCCGGCCGATAGGAGGGCTTCGAGCGCCCAGGCGTCACGGCCGACGATGTTGACGGGCTCCGCCGCGTCCCCGACCAGAACGCGAAGCGTGCGCCGGCTCATCGGGTTTGCCCTTCGTGCGCCGGCCGGCCGATGACGGCGCGGGCGGGATCGCATCGGCGGCGGCGGGCGGCGGGCGGGCGTGCGCCATCGCCCCGAGCGAGCGGGTTCATCGTGTTCATGGGTTCGATCCAAAGCGTTCGACGCGCGCCGATCGGCGGCGGAGGTCAGGAAGTGTTGCGCCGGCCGAATTCAGGCTCGGGCACCATATGCTCTCGGGTGGCATTCGGAGGGGCCACAGATGGCCCAGGATGGCCGCTCAGCGCGACGGCCGTCCCTCGGGTGTCTGACGCTTGCGGGCAGCGTCGAGCTTGTAGGCTGTGTAAAGAAGCGCATAAGCGACTTCCCGCGCAAGCTTGAAGTGGAAGGCGATGAAATGCACCGGGCCGGGACTGTCGCCGGTCGGCGCGTCATCGATGCGAATTTCAGGATCGCCGCACTGCGTATGGAACGTGATCCGATTTTCGCGCCTGCCGTACTTGGGGACGGTCTCGAGAAGCTTCCGGTTCTCGCTCACCAAGCGTCCCCCTTCGGCGTGCCGTCTTCGTTCTCGCGGACCGGCCGGCGCGGGCGCTTGTCGGTGCGGGTGTCGTCATAGACCGCCTGAAGCGCGGCGATCAGCAAAGGTAGATGCCGGCGCTCGACGTTGAGGGACTGTGCAGGCGTGAACATCTCGTTCCCGTTTGGCCGGCCGTCCAGCGCAACATGGATGCGAGCTTCGGCCCCCTGGAAGTGGCGCGAGACCTTCATGCGAAGGCAGGGGCTCACATGCACCATTCGATAGCTCATCACCGCGCCCCGGTATTCGATCGCGCGGCAAGGCATTCTTCCGACGACTTGGCTCCCCCTCTCGCCTCCCTTTGTGCGAGCCAGTCGCGCAGAGCGGAACGCCTCGCGCTCACAGAGCGCCCAGTTCGGATTACCGGCATGTCGGTGGTGTCGAGCCAATGTTGGGCCTTCCTCTTGGTCAGCCCAAGGAAGACGCCGATGGCCCTAACACCATGGATCAAGTCCGCTTCGTTTTCAGCTTCTTGGTGCGTCACGCCCTACTCCTCTTGCGTCATCTCTTGCGTCACGGTCGCGCGGTCGTGCGGCGCGGCGACATGCTATGTCACTGTTTTTGCTGGTACATCCTGTATCAGCCCGGAACATGAAACGGCCCGGCTTCGGAAATCCGAACCGGGCCTATCCCATTGTTTTATATCATTTTTATCCGATTTTCGGCCGACCCACTGACGCCTAGACCCAGCAATTGTGGATCATGAAGAAGGACGACGCGCCGATCTCGATCGTGTCGCCGGCCATGGCGATGACGGACGCAGCGGACGCCGCCATGCCCATCACCTTGACGGTGATCGGCTGGGGATGCTCGCGCAGCACGTTGAAGATCCCGATACCTTCGAACATGTCGCCGCCCGGCGAATTGATATGCACCTCGACCGGACGGTCCCCGATCCCACGCAGCTGCGAGGTCACCTTCTTGGCCGTGATCCCGCCACCCGACCAGTAGTCCTCACCGATGCTGTCGAACATGGTGATGACATTGTCGTCGTAGGCGACGGCGCGGATGCCGGCCGCGTTCTGCCCCCAGCGGTCGAACACCTCCGGCTTGGTGAAAGCGTGGACGTCCTGTCGGATCGGCAGGGGCATCGCGCCCGGTCGGGCCTGTGCCATGACGCGGGGCATGATGCGCTTGCGCATGTCGGGTTCCTTTAAGGGTCGAGCTGCGGGCCACCGTTGTGGCCCATCATCGGATTGGAAAGATCGTCGCCGTCGGCATGGCGCGGCATATCCAAGAGGTCGCGCACCTCGTTCGGCGTCATGAAGGCCTGATGGCCACCGGCGCCGAGCGCCTTGGCGAAGAACTCGCCCTGATCCTTCATCGAACCGCGGATCAGGGCGCCATAATTGAACTTGGCCGAGAAGAGGTCCTTCTCGTCGTCTTCGAGAAGCGTCCGCTCAATCGCCTGCTGCCACGCCTCGAACCAGGGATTGAGCGCGAAACGGACGAAGAACTGGCCGAGCACGTCGATGCCCGAGCCCCAGCTCGTCTCGTCCACCATCAGGAGCGGGCGAGGAACGCCGAAGACGCGGGCGATTTCCTCGACCTGCCGTCCCCGGAGTGCGTTCGCCTCCGAATCCTTCACCGAAGGACCGGCCGCATTGTATTTCGTGCCACCCTCGAGGAGCGGCGTAGAGCCGGCTGTCGCGACGCCGGTATGGCGCGCCTGCCAGGATGTGGTCAGCCGGTCATAGGCTTCTGACGACAGTTCGTTCGGCGTCTCCAAAGTGCCGCCGATGAAGCTGCCGTTCTTGAAGACGTTCCGCATCGCCAATTCGGCGTCGAGGGCGAGCCGGATCGAATCTGCCGCCTGTTGCACAAGGGAAATGCCCCGCACCCCGTCGAGCGACTGGCCACGCAGATGAAAGATGTCCCGGGCCGAAAAGACCCGAGTCCCACCGGCCTTCGGTCGGTACTCGTAGGAGACCTCCCAGGTCGCTTCGTTGAACTTCGGCGTCATCCGGTCGGGATCGAGCGGTACCAGACGGACGATCTTCTCTCGGCCGGTCGCGATATCGCGGGCGCGAACCACCAAGGCATAGGCGTCCCCCTTCGCCAAGGCCCGCAGCTGCATGAGGCTCCGAAAGTCGAAGGCCGACTGCCAGCTGTTCGGCTGGCGATGCAGGAGCCGATCCAGCGGATGATTGCCGGCCGTTTCCTTGGTCGCGTCGTCGATCAGATGCAGCGGCAGCATGCCGATGGCCGACGAGATCAGCGTCACGCATCGGAAGACGGCCGGGTTTCGGAGGCCCTGGGCCAAGTTGATCGGGCCATCACCGTAGAGCCCCGCCCCGCCCCGCAAGAATTCAAGGAATGCAGGATCATTGATGTCCTGGAAGACGACGCCGCTCCCTTCCGCTCTCGGCGAGGAGCGCGCCGGCTCGGGCGCCGCCCCACCGAATAAGCGTTGAAAGAAGCCCATCACACCATCCGAATTCCACGCCTCTCATAGGGAGACGATGCCGCCACCTGCGGGTTCTTGCTCATGACGACGATGGCATCGAAGAAGGCCATCACCGGGTCGATCTTGGCATCGCCCGCATTCTGTTTCGTCGCGCGGATCGCGGTGGCCGTCGGCTCGATCTTCAGGTTCGACACGCACCACGACATCAGGCTGCTCTTGGCGTGGAGCAGCGTTCCGCTGGCGAGCTTGCGCTCGGCCGTCTTGATCGCGTTCATCATGCCGTAGCCCTGGGGCGCGCCGATCAGCAGCCCTTCGTCGGCTGTCACTCCGATCGTCGAGAGCGCATCGGCCAGTTCGCCAAGGCCGGCCGGATCGACCGCCACGGCCGCCAGAAGCCGGCGCGTCTTGATGGTCTCGACAATCTCGATGATCTCCGACACGTCGTCGAGCTTGTCGCTGACGATGGTCAGTTCCTTGAGCCTTTCGAAGTCCCGGAGTTGCGAAGCGATGCTCTTGCGCCGCTCCAATACGCCCTCGTGGCACCAGGCGTGTGCCCAGCAGAGCCAGTTCTGCGTTCCGATCTCGCGGCCGATCACCGCCAGCCCGAACAGATCGTCTAGGCCGCCACCGTCGATGCCGACCACGATCGCCTCGCAGCGGTCCATGATCGTCGCCAAGGCCAAGGCCTCGTCTTCGCGGGCATCCCAGAAATCGGCGCCGGGCCAGCGGTCCGACCGCAGGTTCATGCCGATCTCTTTGTTCAGGTGCTTGGCGAGGAAGGTGTTCCGGGTTTCCGGTGTCTTCGCCAGTTCCTTGCGCAGTTCGTCCTCGAGCCAGTCTTCGCGCACCGACCGGCCCATGTTCGGGTTGGTGATGTAGAAGTTCTTCGGGTTGAGGTGCTCGTCCCGGTCCAGCATCGCCTTCGGGAACTCGTAGATGACCCCGAGGCTTCGAGGGTCGTCGATCTTCCCGTCCCGGACGTCCCGGAAATAGTCCAGCTTCGCCTTGAACACACCGGCCGGCGGGGCGTCGCTCTGCGTCGAGAGCGAGATGATAAAGCCCTCCGGCCTCGACACGAGACCGCCGGTCGCCTCGCGCAGCATCGCGTCGGCATGCGGGCGCTTCCCGAAGAGCCATAGCTCGTCGATCAGCACGAAAGCGCCCTTCTTGCCCGACACCGTGTTGTTGTCGGCGGCGACCACCTTCAGGTTCGCCTTGGTCCGCCGGTGCGTGATCATGCGCAGGTGATCCTGCACATGGCATAGCTTGGTCAGTTCTGGGTTTGCTCGCACCATGTCGGCAGCGGGCTTGAACGAGTTCTGTGCGACCTCGATCGTCGGCGCGAGGATCAGAAGTTCATTCGACGGGCGCCAGTTGCGAAGGAGCGCCGTCAGCATAATGCCGGCAGCTATCGTCGATTTCGAGTTCTTCTTGGAGATGAGCAAAAAGTACTCGCGGATCAGGCGCTCGCCCTCGTCCTTATCGTACGCCCCGAAGATCGCGGCGACGAAATCGAACACCCACTGCCCGCAGGCCTCGCCAAAGGTCGGCGATCCCGGTGCATCGACAATGCGCAACTGCTTGAAGATGTGCAGCGCGGCATCGGCCTGGTCTTGAAAAAGCGGAGGGGACGCGATGAGCGACTGGCGGGCGACAATCCGCTTCTCCCAATCGGGGCAGGCTGTCGACCATTCCATCAGTTCACCGCGAACCCTTTACCTGGGGGCGGAGGCGCGGCGAACAGGCCGCCCACTTCCTCGGCCTCCGCCTGCCTTTGCGCCTTCTTGCCTTCCGGCGCGTTCGTTTCCGCCAGCGTCTTCAGCGCCTGCGCGATCGTCTTCAGCGTGTTCGCTCGCATCGGCAGCGACACCGCTCGCATCATCGCGTCGCGGCGACGCGGACTCTCGTCACCGGCCGTCGCCTCGTCGATCATGTCTTCGAGCTCACCCTGGCGGGACGTCACGCTGTCTAGTTCGTCCAGCATGCGGTCGGCCAGATCCCGGCCCCTCTGCACGGCGTCGGACGGATCGCTTACGCGCTTCGGGGCGGGCGGGCGGGGCGGG